CACGCCACGCGAAGGCTTGTAGGCGGGGCGCACAAGTCAGAATTGCGCCCAGCCGATAGGCGGGCGCTTTGCGCCTCGGCCGCCTCCAACCGCCTGACCCGGCCGGCGTATCGCCCCGCCCAGCGCAATAGCGTCAACACGCGCGGCCAATCGTTTGGGCGTGATGGACGGGACCGGGATTCATGCCAGGTGGCGCGTTCTATCGCAGTAAGGCTTGGCTCGCCGCTCGCGCCGCCGTGCTCAAGCGCGACGGCTACCGATGCGCGACTCCCTACTGTCGCAATCGCGCCACCCACGTGGACCACATACGGCCCATCGCCGACGGTGGCGCCGGGCTCGACCCGGCCAACCTGCAATCGCTTTGCGCGTCGTGTCACAGCCGGAAGACGACCCGCGCCGACGGCGGATTCGGCAACCGGCGCAGGGCAGAGCCCGGCGGGTGCGACGCCAATGGCTGGCCGCTCGACGCGGCGCACATGTGGAGGGCCAAGGGCTAGGGGGGCATGCAATCTTTGTGCCAATCGTGTCTGGACCGCGCCCCAACCCAATTTGCACAACCTTTCCCGCTTTGACCGGGGGTGATGATGCCTAGGGCGAGCGCCGAGGCGCGCGCAGCGGTTGCGTATCGGGCTGGCGAGAAGCGTCCGCCGCCTCCAACGGGGCTGAACCCTGTTGCGGCAGCGGAGTGGCGCCGGATCGTGGCGGCAAAGCCGTTGGGGTGGTTTGACCCTGGTTCTTTGCTGTTGTTGGAAACCTACTGCGCGACGTTCGCGCGGTTGCGGGAATTGCTGGCGCTGCTTGATGAGACGCCGCCGGGCGAGAAGGGCGCGGCGTATTTGGAGCAGCGCATCATGGGGTTGAATGGCTCTTGCGCGACGCTCGCGACAAAGCTCCGGCTGACGGTGCAAAGCGCCGTGGATCGGAAAAGCCGCATGCTGGACGAGGTCGGGCCGGGCGAGGAAGCGGCGAGCGATCCGCTACTCGGGGGCAAGGTGGTGAAGCTCCGCGTCTGACGCGCGGCGAGGCTGTCTGCGCGTTTATCGAACGGTATCTTACCGTCCCGGAGGGCGGGCACGTTGGGCGGCCGGTGGTGCTGCGGCCGTGGCAGCGGGAGATCATCCTCGGCATCTATGACGGCGAGCCGCCGGCACGGCGCGCGATCATCTCGTTTGCCCGGAAGAACGGCAAGACATCGTTGGCGGCGATGCTGCTTCTGGCGCATCTGGTCGGTCCGGAGGCGCGAACGAACGCGCAGATCTATTCGGCGGCGCAGTCGCGAGATCAGGCCGCTATCGTGTTTGCGCTCGCGGCGAAAATGGTCCGCATGTCCGCCACGCTCAACAGCATGGTGACGGTGCGGGATAGCGCAAAGGAGCTCTTCTGCGAGACGACCGGCGTCAGATACAAGGCGTTGTCTGCTGACGCGACGACGGCCTACGGCTTCTCGCCGGTGCTGGTGATCCATGACGAATTGGGCCAGGTGCGCGGGCCGAGGTCGGAGCTCTACGACGCGCTTGAGACTGCGATGGGCGCGCAGGACGAGCCGCTGTCTATCATCATCTCGACGCAGGCGGTGGAGGATGCGGACCTCCTATCCGTCCTGATTGACGACGCGAAAGCCGGGCACGATCCGGCGACGCGGCTGTTTCTCTACTGCGCTCCGCAGGAGGCGGAGGTTACGGACGAGGCGGCGTGGCGTGCGGCCAATCCGGCGCTTGGCGACTTCAATTCGCTGGCGCAGATGGATGAGGCGGCGAAACGCGCGGCGCGTATGCCGTCTTTCGAGCCGGCATTTCGCAACCTGCATCTCAATCAGCGCGTCGCGGCCGATGCGCATTTCTTGTCGCCGAGCGTGTGGAAGTCGTGCGATGGCGAGCCGGACGACGATGCATTCACCGGCACGGTCTATGGCGGGCTAGACCTATCCGGCACGCAGGATTTGACGGCGCTCGTGCTGGCGGCGCGCGATGCGGGCGGCGTGGTGCATGTGCGGTGCTGGTTCTGGACGCCGGGCCGCACGCTGCGGGATCGTGCTGCGCGGGACCGCGCGCCCTACGATGTGTGGCGCGACAAAGGGTTGATCGAGGCGACGCCGGGGACGGCGATAGATTACGGGTTCATCGCGCAAAAACTCGCGGAGTTGAGCGCGGAGTTGCGCATCGCGGAAATCCGATTCGATCGGTGGAACATGCCGCGCTTGCGGAGCGAGTTGGACCGCATCGGGTGCGCGCTGCCGCTTGTGCCGCACGGCCAGGGGTTCCGCGACATGAGCCCTGCGTTGGATGCGTTGGAAACGCTCGCGCTCGATGGCAGGCTGCGGCATGGAGGGCATCCGGTGCTGACATGGTGCGCCTCAAATGCGGTCGCGGTGCGCGATGCGGCAGGCAATCGCAAGCTGGACAAGTCGCGCGGCACTGGCCGCATTGACGGATTGCAGGCGCTGGCAATGGCGGTGTCTGGACTGGCGACGCAGGCGCAAAGCGATCCTGCTCCTGCCTTGGTGTTGCTGTAATGGCGTCTTGGGTTGATAGCGTCGTGCACTGGGTGGGTAGCGTCGTGCATCGGCGCCGAGCCGCGCCGAGGGCAACGCTCGACAGTTCGCATGTGCTGCGCGGGACGCTGGAATATGAGGCGTTGTCCGGCATCAACGGCTCGATGGCGGCGGACGCGCCGCCTAATGAGCAATCCGCGCTGGCGGTGTCGGCGGTCTATGCGTGCGTAAACCTGATCGCGGGCGCTATCGCGTCGCTGCCGATGCATATCTATCGGCGCGCGCCGGATGGCGATCGCGAGCGCGACGTGAACAACGACCTTTGGTGGGTGCTCAACGAGGAGTTTTCGCCGCGCTGGCCTGCGTCGGCGGGTTGGAGCTTCTTGGTAGGATCGAAGCTCCTGCACGGCGACGCATTTGCGGAGATCATCCGCACGGCGGGAGGTCGTGTGGCGGGGCTTGTGCCGCTGCACCCCAACCGGGTCTCGGTGATCGCAACGCCGGATGGCGGCAGGCTGATCTACGAAATCCAGCCGGACCCCACCATTCAGGCGCCGAGTGCGGCTGCATCGCGCGTGCGCGTCCTGGATCAGGACGATGTGTTGCATGTGCCAGGCTTCGGCTTCAACGGGCTTCGCGGCATGTCGCCGCTGCGGCATGCGCTGCGTGTCTCGGGGCGGCTTGCAATCAACGCGCAGAACTTCTCTTCGTCCTTCCTCGCGAACATGGCGCGGCCGGACTACGCGTTGAAAACGGATCAGACGCTCACGCCAGCGCAGATCGAGACGCTGCGCGCCATGTTGAACGAGCGGCACGGTTCGCCGCTCAACGCCGGCAAGCCGATGCTTCTCATGGGCGGCCTCGACATCAAGACGTTGACGATGCCGCTTGAGGAAATGCAGCTACTCGAAACGCGCAAGTTCCAGGTTGAGGAAATCGCGCGCGTTTATGGCGTGCCTCCGTTCATGATCGGCCACACGGAAAAGACGACATCATGGGGGACCGGCGTGGAGGCGATGGGCGCGGGCTTTGCCCGCTTCGCGCTCCGCGATCACTTGAACGGCTTCCAAAATGAGATCAATCGGAAGTTCTTCCGCACGTCGTCGCGCGTTGCCGAGTTCGACACCGCTGAATTGGAGCGGGCAGACATCAAGGCACTGTTTGACGCGATGCGTGTGGCGATCGGGCGCGCGGGAGAGCCAGGGATCATGAGTGTTACCGAGGTCCGGCGGTTTCTCAATCTGCCGCGCAAGGTGGACGGCGATTTGTTCGACCCTGCGCGGCCTGCAATGGAGACGCCTCCGGCATGATGACCCCTCACATCCGTATGCGCCTCGCCAACAAGTCGCGCGGGGAGGGCGTGCGCGCCGAAGGCGCGACAATCTGGCTCTACGATGCGATTGCGGCAAGCGACGAAGAAGCCGAGCTCTTGGGCGGCGTCTCGCCGCGCCAATTCATCGCGGAGTTGGCGTCCATCAACGGCCCCGTTCTGCTGCGCATCAACTCGCCTGGCGGGTCAGTGTTTGGCGCGCAAGCGATGGTGGTGGCGATGCGCCAACATCCGGCGCCGATCACGGCGCAAATTGATGGTTTGGCGGCGTCCGCCGCATCGGTGATTGCGGCAGAGGCGGCGCATGTCGAGATGGCGGTCGGCGCGATGATGATGATCCACAAGGCTTGGGGCGTCACCATCGGCAATGCTGACGACATGATGGCAATGGCGGCACTGCTCGAAAAGATCGACGGGCAGATTGCGGAGACCTACGCTCGCCGCGCAAATCGGGACGCCGCGCATTTCCTGTCGCTCATGGCCGCTGAAACGTGGTTCACGGCGGAGGAAGCGGCGGAGGCCAGGCTGTCGGACGCCACGCGCGAGGAAAGCACGCAGCGCGTTGCCGCACGATGGGACCTGAGCGCTTACGCCAAGGCGCCATGCGCTTTGGGTGCGCCACCGGCACCACAGACACCAGACATGCGAGCCATGCGAGCGCGGCAGGTTGCCGCGCGCGTTGGCCGCGCCCCCGATCTGAGCGCAGCCGCGCGCAGATAACCCGGTTGCGGTTGGCAACCATTTCCGTGAGAAGGACTTTCGCATGAGCATCCAAGCTCTGCGCGAGCAGCGCGCGGCCATCGCCCAGTCGCTGCACGAGCTCGTCAACAAGGCCGAGTGGAACGCCGAGACGGATCAGCCGGCTTACGATGCCGGCATGCGTCAGCTCGACGAGATCGACGCCAGGATCGCGCGCATCACCGACGCGAACGAGAAGATCGCGGCGGAGGCGCGGCGCCTCAATCTCGCTGAGCAGGCGGAGCGCAAAGGGCGGGACAACGACGACGTTGGGCTGCGCATCTACGCCAAGTGGCTCAAGGACGGCGACAAGGGCCTGAGCGCCGAAGACTGGGCGCACGTGCGCAACACCATGTCCACGACGACCGGCAGCGAAGGCGGGTTCACCGTGGACACGCAGGTGGCGACTTCCGTGCTGGATGCGATGAAGGCATTCGGCGGAATGCGCGACGTGGCAACCGTGATCCGCACGAGCGGCGTCGGCATGCTGCAATTCCCGACGAGCAACGGCACGTCGGAGGAGGGCGAGATCATCGCGGAGAATGTCACTGCCACCGACGCCGATGTGACGTTCGGCACGATCTCCCTGCCAGTCTACAAGTTCAGCAGCAAGGTCATCACGGTTCCCTTCGAACTGCTGCAAGACAGCGCGGTTGACGTGGAGGCGTTCATTCGCGCGCGCCTGACCACGCGGCTCGGCCGGATCACCAACCGGATGTTCACGGTCGGCACCGGTTCGGGGCAGCCGCATGGCATCCAGCAGGCCGCCGGAACCGGCTTCACCGCCGCCAACGGCACGTCTCAGGTGACGGCCGTCACCTATGACAGCCTGGTGGAACTGCAGCATTCGGTGGACCCGGCCTATCGCGACCGCCGCAACGTGCGGTGGATGTTCAACGACGCCACGCTCAAGAAGCTGCGGCAGATCAAGGACGGTTCCCAGCGGCCGATCTTCGTGCCCGGCTATGAGAATGGCCCGCCCGGTTCCGCGCCGGACACCATCCTCGGCGCACCGGTGACGATCAACCAGTCTATGCCGGACATGGCGGCATCGGCGAGGGCCATCCTGTTTGGCGACTTCAGCTACTACTACATCCGCGACGTGATGGCGGTGGAGATGTTCCGTTTCACCGACAGCGCGTTCACCAAGAAGGGCCAAGTCGGCTTCCTGGCATGGATGCGCTCTGGCGGCAACCTGATTGACGTGGGCGGCGCCGTGAAGGCGTTTGTCAACGCGGCGTCGTAAGGAGAAATGAGCGATGCGCTACGACGACAGCGAGACCTTTTCGGCGGGCGTGTTGCTGCCTGCTGCCGCCTACAGCGCCGACAACACGCCAACGACGTTCGACATCGGCAAGGCGCAGTCATGCACGATCTTCATCGAGGTCGGCGTCGGTGGCATCACCTTCACCGGCACGAACAAGGTCGAATTCAAGCTGACGCATTCCGATGACGACAGCTCCTACACTGCGGTTGCGCAAACCGATGTGGTCGGCGTGACGGTCGGGACCGGCGGTATCGTGCGTCAACTGATCGCCGCGCATACGACGCCTTCGGTGGTGACGGTCGGGTATGTCGGCCGCAAGCGGTATCTCCGGTTGCTCGCTGACTTCTCCGGCACTCACGGGACGCCGACGCCGATGAGCGCCATCGCTGTGCGCGGCATGCTGGACCGCGTGGCGCCGGCCTGAACCTGGTGAGCCCGCCAGCCGCGTGGCCGGCGGGCTTTCCTCACGTCTGACACGCGAAAGGGGGGCGCTGAATGGCATTCCAGTTCAGCACGGCCGTGCGCAACGCGGCGCTCGACGCGATCGAGAGCACGATCGGCACCGCGCCGACGCTGGAAATCCGCAGCGGAACGGTTCCGGCAAACTGTGCTGCGGCGGATAGCGGCACGGTGCTCGCTACCATGACGCTGCCGAGCGACTGGCTTGCAGCGGCTTCGGGTGGCAGCAAGTCGTTGCTTGGCACATGGCAGGACGCAAGCGCGGACGCGACCGGGACGGCGGGTCATTTCCGCATCAAGGTGTCTGGCACATGCCACATGCAGGGCACGGTGACGGCGACTGGCGATGGCGGTGATATGACGCTGGACAACACGTCAATCGCCAGCGGGCAGCAGGTGACGATCACCAGTTTCACCCTGACTGCTGGCGGCGCGTGACGTGACGCCCGAGCATCTTGCGGCGCTCGCCGCGCGGATAGCGGCGGGCGAGGAGAACGGCTTTCCGCGCGGCGTGACGGCGCGCGATGTCGGCCTGGCGCGGGGGGGACGATAG